TACTCTTCCTCTTCAAAGTCTAAAACATAGGCTACTTTTGCAAGTTGCTCAATGTAAGACAGTGCGTCAGGCAAGTCATCGTGTACTAGCTTGTTTGGAAACTGAAATAATTGGTCTAGGAACTCGTTGTTCCAATCACCCTTGTTGAGTTTGATGTAACCATTCTCAAATCGACCTTGTAAAGCCCACACAACACGGTCTGTCTTCTTCTTATTCCCGTGTGTTAGCTCATCAACCCTAAAGAATGTCTGGGTTCTCTTCATTATGTCGGTCATGTAGGGCATAACCGCCTGTTTAGCGATCCCCTTCTCAATACCAACAGCTATAGGCTCGTACTTTTTAACAGCATCGAAGATTTTCTTAGCAGTTTCACGTACATCCCACCTGCCATAGATAATCTCTGCTACCCACCAACCATTTTCGTTGGCCTTTACCACAGCCAGAGCAGTAGAGTCAAGCCGAGAGTTTTTAACACCAACAGAACCTTCGGCTTCAAAGCCAGCCAAGTCAACCGCAATGTAGTAATCACCTTCTGTAGGCTCCTCTTCGTCGAACTTCACCCACTCTTCTTTGAATAACTCCCCACCTGCGGCCTCGAAAGATGCCATAAATTCCTGCCTGAATGCAAATGAGGACATGCTCTTCTTAGCTGCCTCAATCTCTTTAGGGTCAAGTAACGGGTTATCAAACGAAGTGAAGTGGAAAGATTTGAAAGTGTCATCGGTTCCTTTTAAACCGTATTGATATAAATCGTAGAAGTGGTTTCGACCCATAGGCGTCCCAATAAACATGGCACGACCCTTCAAGTCAGCTAAGGCAGGGCGTAAGATTTGCTCCCACACCGCTGGTTTCATGTCAGCGTATTCGTCCAAGACAAGAAACTTTAGCGAAACACCCCGCATCGTTTCAGGCCGATCAGCACCTTTGAGACTAATAGTTGCACCATTGATAAGCTTAATCTGCAAGTTGTTAATATGGCTACCTGTAATGACAGAGTGACCAACCTCAAGCAGGACTTGCCACATGATGTCACGAGCTTGGCCTTGCGTAGGAGCAACATAAAATACATGACCTCTCTGGCTTTGTAATGCCTCAACTATTAGACGGTACGCCGCCAACCTACTTTTTCCTGTCCGGCGACCAGCAGCGACAACATGAAACCTAGTCTCATCTGCCCACACTGTCTTCTGCCAAGGGAGTAGTTCAATTTTTAAATCACTCATTTATAAGTTAAACAATCCAGAAATTAAACTTTGTCTTTCTTTTACAGAACGTGCATAAGGATTTTCAAACGCAGAGCCTGTATAAACATTAGTCATAGAGTTAGTTGAATCTGATTCAAAAGTTGGGGGAGGGGTAGGGGTAGTTGAAAACATCCCTTGAGGAAGCATATTAGGTGCGGTTGCGGCTCCTGCTCCACCAACAACAGATTTTATAAGATTTTTATTTATAGGGTCAGCAATTACTTCGCCTTCTGGTCGTGTATCCGCAGGAGGTGTTGGGTCAAAGTTTAAATCTTTAACATCGTAAATAGTATCGCCGTAAAAATCAGTTAAATAACCAGATAAATCATTAACTGAGATAGTTGGATTTAGAGCTATTTGATTAGCAACATCAGCAGCTACTAAAGGGTCTAGTCCTGATGCAATTAAGTTTTGCTCAACAGCACCAATGTTAGTACCTTGATTAAGCAACTGATTATTTAATCCTGAAAAGTTATTATCACGACCAGCCGCTTCAGCAATACCTAAAGCGTCAGCCGCTATCATTTCAGCGTCAGTTGTTGTAACAGGCGCTAACCCAGTTGTCTTACTTAACTCTGTCAGATTGTTTGTTATATCTTCGACTGGTGTGTTAACAGATGCTAACTCAGCAGCTACATTGGCAGCAGCAGTACTAGCATAACCAGCGGTAAGCGTATCCGCTATCTGGCTCTCAGAAAGCCCTTGCTCTGCTAACTGAGCAGCATCAGCCGCCATAAAGCTTGCATCTGATTCTGGGAGAGGGGCGGCTAAACCGCTAACACCACCAAGGGCGGCTCCTAACAAGGGGTTACCATTTTTAATAGCAGCTTTTGTAGCGCCAGTGACAGCACCAGAGGTTACGTTGCCTAAAGTACCTCCACCCACCGCTTCGCTCACAGCAGGGGATACAACATTAGATAGCCCAGTAGAAACACCGCCTAATATAGCACCTTCGACAAAATCACCACCAGTGGCTTCTGCTGTTAAACCACCCATAACAGCACTACCAATGATTGCTTGAGTCCCCGCTGCCGCCGCAGGTGCTAGAGCCGAGCCAATAGCCGCACCAGCCCCCGGAACTGCAACAGCTAGGGCTACAATAGCTAGTTTTTTAGGGTCTTCAGCAACAGCTTCTACCGTATTAACAACAGGCTGAATGATTACGTCATCTACCTTTGACAATACATTAGAAACTTGTGCTACTTTTTTTCTTACAAATCCCATTATAATTCTACCGTGGCAGTATAAACACCGTCAGCTTCTGTAATGTTTATGGTTAAATCTTTTGCTTCTTTTTCAATTAAATTACTGATAGCGGGATTAGTGTAAGTTGTGTACGCTTGTTTAGCTCCTGCCTTCTTTAGCATACCCCACAACTTTTTATTTGCTTCTGCTAAATTAGCAGCAGTGTCAGCGTTAAAACTGTGGTGTTCAACTACTTCAGGAGAAACAGTGCGGTATACAATTAAAACATTCTTATGTTGTAAAAGCTCACCACCTTGACGAATTTCATCATTGATGTCAGTAATTAACTCTCTGACATCTGTACCTTCTGGATGATTGCGTTTAGCGTCAACGGCTAAGATTTCTTCTGGTGTCATTATAAACCCTTTAGATAAACTGTCTTCTTACCCTCTTTGACAGCGCGTAACACTTGGTTGTTATTATCACCCTCTTCAAAAGAGCAATGTACCCAACCGCTATTTGGTTGCCCATCCTCATAAAACTCTAGGATGAGTTGTTTGAAAGTAAGGTTGTCAATAATCCACAAGGCTAACTGCTTGTTGTCCAAACCCGGAACCTCGAAGTCTGCCGCACAACCCTTACAGTGGTCGCTTGTGGTACTCCCACCAATGGCTTTATTCAGCTCAGGAGAACGGTAGCCACTGGTGACGGTAACTACCCCATGTGAGTCCCTAACCTTCTGTAACACCATGTTACACAGGCTGGTCAAATTACTTAACACCTCATCATTAGGGGTGTTATCAATACTCTTGCGGATTGCCGTATCACTTTTAGTTAACTCTTGGAGGCTAAAGTTTTTACTTAGTTTCATTTAAATTTCTTTTCTAGTACTTTTTCGAGGAGACCCCGGAGTCCATAAATAACCACCACCATACCGATGATGATGTAGCGATACCATTCAGGCATCTGTGCGATAACAGTAAAACCAGCTAAAGCGTATTGCTCCATGCCGGGAATGAATGACATAATCATAGGAGCCAAGAAGATGATAAGGATAAACTCATCCTTCCAACTCTTAGTCATCTGCTCCATTGCTAATCTGTCGAGATCGTAGTTTTGAGTTTGACCCGCCTCAGCCATCTTGGTGAGTGCAGTGGCTTTGGCAACCTTGATGTCGGAGTCGGCTTTAATCTCGACTAACTTAGCCTCAAGGGTTGCCTCTGTTTGCTTCTGCTTACCCTCTAACCATGTGCCACCTAGGGAGAGTAATGAGGTGATAACAGGTATCATTTAAATAACCTCTCAAAGAATCCCATCTCTTTTGGTGGTTCAACAGGGGCTGGTTCTGCAACCATTGGCTCCTCGACCGCCGTTCCAAATAAAGCTGGATCAACGTACAAAGAGTTATCTTGAATCAAAAACTTATAATCTTCGTACTCTTCGGGAGAGAATAATGATTTGTTAGTCCCCTTGCCTTTATAGTAGCTGCGTCCCTCTTGTAAGTTACGCTTTGCACCGCCTACGGGGTTAACATATTGTTCATTGGCAATAACAGGGAAGGAAGCCCACTCTTGCGCTATGTTACGAGCAAACTCTTCAGGTGGCATCTCTCCACGCTCATAAGCGCCATAACCCCTGTAATCTAAAAGCTTGTTACCCATCCTCTCTTGTAAGGCAGGTGTAAACTTATCTGTATTCTTTAACCCCATGTTCTTCATTAACATGCGGATTGTATCTGGTTTAAACTGATAGGCTCCAGCGGCCTTATCGTTGTTCTTTTTCTGATAGGCCACCAACTCCCTCAAGGTCATGTTAGTTAGTTTTCTATTACTGTCGGGCTTATCACGGGCAAGGATGTTATAATTACCACCGTAGGATTCTTTTTCTTTGATTAGCTCTAGTAGATTATTTCTCATATATATCCTCGGCATCGATAATATTGTCACCGTCATCAGCGATTGTGACTGACTCTCCAACCCCACTGATGGTGATGTTAACAGAAGGGCGACTGCTACCACCTTTGTCCTTATCAAAGTAGGACATAGGAAGCATTCTATCGACCAATAGTTTCCACGCTGCCGCTTGGTTTTTATGTTCATCATCTAACGCTGCATCCAAAATTGAGTCTAACACCTTGCGGCTCTTGGGGCTATTCATCAACCTAGCCTTAAACTCTTCAATCGCGCTTGCATCGCCTTTAGGTCTTCCTACGGGTTGCTTACGGGCTTTCGCTAATGATGCCTTTGTGGGTCTTCCTCTTTTTTTCGCTTCGCTCATCGCTTGAGGGTTTTCCATGACTGGTTCCTTACTATATAGACCACTTGAGTACTTACCTATATAGGGCTATATAGTTATTTACTCAAGCGTTTTATATAACTATATAAACTATGAACCTCAAGGGATTTAAACCCCCTTATCGTCATACCCTATATAGTGCGTATTATAGCATACTTTTTCCATTTTGTCAAGTGTTTTCTTCACTTTTTTT